CTGATACTGCCAGTCGTTCCTCAGATTCAAGCAGACTGGAAGGAGTTGATCCTTCTCCGGATGCAGGAGTGATAGCAGAAGTGATCACCACAGGTAATCAAACCATACTGATGTCACCAGCTGTGATGGGATTCAACAATGAAAATACTCCCACAACCACCATCCCTGTGAGAGTGACCAATAAGAGTGGCAGCACTGCTGCTATCACAGTGACATTGACCTTGATAAAATTAGAAGCATAATTTATGCCAAAAAAAATAATAGATGTAATTTTAAATAATGATGTAAATAAACAACAATTTATTGATCAATTTAATAATGATAAAGTAGAACTATGGAACATTATGGAATCCATAGATAATTTAATTGTTGTCAATATCGATGAAGATTATATAACAGAGTTTTCTAATAATTCTCAAATAAAAAATATAGATTTTAGATTATTCAAGCCAGTTCCTGCTTCACTACCTGATTTTTTTACAACTACTAAAACTATTACTGCTGTTGCTCCTAGCACACTTTTAAGTGGTTCAAATTATATGCCCATGCAGTTTTATCTTGATACAGACATAATATATTCTTCGCAAAAATTAGGCAGTAATGATCCAGTTTCATCTTTAAATAATGCAACTTATTTTAATAGATGGACTGGAAAAAATGTGGATATAGTCAGTCTTGAAGTAGGACCTGTTAACAATACTTTGCAAGGAGTACATGCAACTCATCCAGATTTTTCAAATTTAGAATCTCCTGGAACTCCCAGAGTGATTGCTAAAAATTGGACAGATTTAGAAGATACTAGCAATAATCAAATATCTTCCAATAGAGTTTTTAGTTCACATGCAATGGGAGTACTCAGTGCGGCTGCAGGAACCATATGTGGTTTTGCTAAAAAATCTAATCTTTATGTTGCATATCTAACAGCCGAAGATGGAACGGTTGAATGTATCAATGCCATAATTTCTTGGCACAATAGTAAACCTGTAAATCCTATCACAGGTGTTCCTAATCCTACCATCATGATAGGTGAATATCAGTATCTTGTAGATAGAAATTATGGAATTAAAATAGATGATATCAACAGTATAACTACTCCCAGTGGAACAGTTAATAGACCAGGAGCAAGTTGGGGAGTGGATTTAACTCCGTTCACATCAAGAAATATAATACCTTTTAGAATTCAAGATCCTAACACATTAAATTTTGAATGGTGTGCAGTATTTCCTTACCCTTTACAAAACACTCCACTTAAAGTTGCCTTAGAAGCTGCTTGGGACGCTGGCATAGTCAATTTTAATGCAGCTGGAAACAATGGAGGAGTGTATGTGAAAGATTCTGATCCAAGATGGAGCGGCACTTTTTGTTCTTCCAGTGGTACAATTATTAGATATGATATAAGTTATTCTAGTACCACAATTGTTACACGCACAACAACAAATCAAACCACAGCTTATCCTTTTAGAGCATATGGTCCGAATGGTTTAGATAAAAGTATAGATGTGGCTGCTGGACAAAATTCAGAAACATATCAAATACTTGATGCTTATTCCAATAGAGGTCCAGGAATAGATATTGTAGGATTGGGAGAAAGTACCTGGACTGCATATCCACAGAGTACTTACGCTGATGGTAATAGTTGGGGAATGTTTAGTGGCACTAGTTGTGCTACTCCCACTGTGGTAGGTAAAGCAGCCTGTATGATGGAAAGATATTACTTTTATAATAATCAATGGCCTACGAATACGCAAATAAAAACTATATTACTTTCAGAAGCTAAATCCGTGGTAGAGAATGTTGATAGTACTACATGGAACAACAGACCAGCTGCCTCTACTAACTATAGTGTCGCAGCATTTTATAACCTCAAAAGTTATGTAAATTGGATTCAAAATAATTTTTTCTCTCCCAATGGAGGATTTCGATTAGGAGAACTGGCAGGAACCACTACGAAAAGAGCATTTTTTAATGCTCAAAGTTTTCAAAGAAATCAAACACAAGGTAAAAGACCTGTTTCAGGTGCTGCTTACCCCAGAACAAAGATCAGAAGATTTGGTTAAAAACACAGAAAGATAAATACTGATATGCCCATAAGCAACATAAACATAGGAACCATTGCCAATGACGGCACAGGTGATGATTTACGCGAAGCGTTTATCAAAGTCAATAATAACTTTGCTGAACTCAACGCAAGAGATCCTGAATCAACCACAGTCAGCAACAGACTCACAGACACCAACTCTATCAAAGGGGTATTTTATCAAAAATCAGGTGTGGATCTACAATTCAAAAGTTTAGAAGCAGGCAGCAATATATCATTCACCAGCAACAATGACAAAATCACCATCACTTCATCAGGAGTGGTGAGCATATTGGTGTTTGGTGACACAGGCCCTCATTTGACCATCAACAGCGTGGGCATGTTGGAAGTGTTTGGCACCGGTGGTGCTGCCACAAGAACTCTCAGCAATGGAACCACTTTAGAAATAGAATCTTTGTTGGCCAATGAAAGTAATCCCACACTCAGTGCCACTCTTACAGGTGCTGGCAATGACATAGTGGGTATTGACAACATTCAAGCTGCCAATGTGGATGCATTGGTGTATGATATTGATGTGAGTGATAGAAATTCATTCATTGGTTTTGACATGGGTGAGATTCAACTGGATGCTGCCAACAATGAGAATATCACCAACTTATTAGATCTTTATTTCAGCCAAAATCCAGTGGACATGGGCACCATTGCATCTCCCAACGCCACTGTGTTTGACTTCGGCGCTATATAATTCTCTCGATAAATACAACATATGAGCAACTTGTGGACACAGCCAACCGGATATTCATTGGGCACTATTGCTGAAAGAACTGTAACCACCATCAGTTTGCCAGTGAACACAGTGGATTCCATACTTGTGATAGCAGGCACTTTGCCTGGTGGTTTGAGACTGCAGGGCACTGCTATTGTGGGCACCACAGTGGAGGTTGCTAGAACCACACAATCAAGATTTGTGCTGCGAGCTCGATTGGGTAACGATATTCAAGATAGAACCTACAGTATCACAGTGGCAGGACCAGATGATCCTGTTTGGATCACTCCATCAGGTCAATTGCCTGTGGGTGAAAACAATGCATTGTTTGTGTTGGACAGTGCTTACATAGATTATCAATTGGAAGCCACTGATACAGATCTTTCAGCTGGTGATGAATTGGAATATTATATTGCCCGAGGTGATGGAGAATTACCACCAGGCATCACACTCACCAAAACAGGCAGATTGACCGGAGTGATAGATCCTGTGTTGGCTTTGGACATAGCAGCCAGCAGTGGTCATTATGATGTCAATACTTTCAGTGCATTTCCTTATGATTTTGGATTGAGAAGTGCCAGTGGATTTGAAAGTTTTTATTATGACGTGGAATTTTATGATTATGCCATAGGCACCAGATCACCCAAAAAATTAAATCGTTATTATGAATTCACAGTGAGTGTGAGTGATGGTGACAGTGTAGTCAAACGCACTTTTAGAATATTTGTGGTGGGAGATGATTTTTTACGAGCAGACAACACCATATTACAAGTGGGTGGCGGAACATTCACTTCGGATGGCACTTATATCAGAACTCCACAGTGGCTCACTCCAAGAGATTTGGGCTACAGAAGAGCCAACAATTATGTCACACTGTATCTGGAACTGTATGACCCCAACACCCTCACAGGTTATGTGGCCTACACACTGAGACCCACCAATGATGACGCCACAGTGAGCACACTGCCTCCAGGTTGCACACTGGACAGCACTTCAGGTGAAGTGGCAGGTCGAGTGCCTTATCAACCAGCAGTGACCAAAGAATATAAATTCACTGTGAGAGCCACAAGATTTGGAGCCAACAATGAAAGTCTAGCCATCAAAGACAAAACATTTGTGGTGAAAGTACTGGGAGAAGTGGACAGTGTGATCACCTGGAACACTGACAGTGATTTGGGCAGTATCAATGCCAACTTTGTGAGCACTCTATTCATTGCAGCCACCACCACAGTGCCCAATGCTCAATTGAGATATGTGATCACTGCAGGTGCATTGCCCAACGGATTAACATTGGCATTGGACGGAGAAATATTAGGCAAAGTGAGACAGTTTCCTTTGAATGGATTATTGGGACTCACCACATTTGACAACAGAGATTTAACTTTGGACAACAATCAAACCAGCGTGGACAGAACTTTTGTGTTCACAGTGGAAGCCAGAGATCAATTTGGATACAGTGCTACCACAAGAACTTTCACATTGAAAGTGATAGCTGCCAGTGATTTATTGTACAGCAATCTTTATGTGAGACCTTTTTTAAAAATTGATCAAAGAAATTCTTATCTAGCATTGATAGGAGATCCAGAAATTTTTAAACCCAGTTCCATATATAGACCCAATGACGAACTGTTTGGTATCCAAAAACAATTAAAAATGTTGGTGTATGCTGGTATTGAAACCAAGACCATCAATTATTACGTGGCTGCCACAGCAAAAAATCATCGCAGAAAAAGATATCAGTTGGGCTCAGTGAAGACTGCAGAGGCCAAGGAACCTGGCACCAACACAGTGCTGTATGAAGTGGTGTATGTGGAAATTGTGGATCCCCTGGATGATGCGTCACAGCAGATGGCCAGCAAGATCAAGATCAAAAACAACAACATCATAACCATCAGCCAAACTGAAATTGAAGTGTTGGATGATGTGACCAAATTAAATGTGGGTGGCAATACCTATACATTGTATGCCAACAATAATCTGCCCATTGCTGTGGGCACCATAGGCAACAATCTGCAGATCTATGCCCGAACAGGCAGTCTTATTTTAAACACAGTGACTGGCATATTGAGTGTGACTCTACAGAATGGCACCGTGTTGAATGTGGGCACAGTGGTGAATAATCCCACAGACGCATTTAGATTCAGACCCAATCACAGTGTGATCAGAGTGGACAGCAACATATTAAACATTGCCAATCCCAATGACATCGAAAGATATGTGAGCAATACCACCAACATGCGTGCCAATCTTAAATTGATAGGTGAAACAGAATCAGAGTTTTTGCCCTTATGGATGCGTACAGCACAGAAAGGACAAACACAGCCATTGGGATATATCACAGCAGTGCCATTGTGTTATTGCAAACCAGGCACCAGTGCTGCCATTGTGACAGCATTAAAAAACAATGATTTTGATTTTAAACAGATAGATTTTGAAATAGACAGGTACATCATAGACAGCACCACTGAAAGCGGCACAGAACAGTATGTTATGTTCCCCAATTATCAATATAACATTTAAAGCATGAAGCAAACAGATAAATAAGTACAAACAGTAAGGAAAAATATGCCCAGCAACATCAACACAACCAGCATTGATCAGACATACCCTGTGGCAGGGCAGGACAACAACAGCCAAGGATTTAGAGATAATTTTACCACTATCAAAAGTAATTTTGTCACAGCCAAAGCAGAAATAGAAACATTACAAACCAATACTGCCAAACTGAATGCTGCCAATAATTTTGGCAACAACAGCATCACAGGTGCTAAATTTATCAACAACACCACCACAGTGTACAGTGCAGGCACCATAACCACTGCACAAAATATCAGCATAGAGAATGGAAATTTTCAAACATTCATCGTGGGAGCAAATTTAACACTGACTTTCACTGATTGGCCCACAGTAACCAATGGCTTGTCCAGCATCATTGTGGAATTAAAAAGTGATAGCACACTGAGAACTGTGGTATGGAGCACAGAGAACGCAGGATTGATCTACAAAGACTCAGATTTCCCCACACCATTCACAGTGCCTGCCAATCAAAATCCTTTGTATGTGGAATTTTGGACCTACAATCAGGGCGCCACAGTGTTTGGCAAATACTTGGGTTCATTCAGCAACTAATTCACTGTCATGTTTCATCCACTCAGCGAGGATCTTAATCAGTACAGCATCAGTCAATTGGAATCCAAACTATCGGATTTACGTACCAAATATTTTCAAAGCCGCAATCCACAACTGCGTCAGCAGATTGGTGTGTTTGTGGAAGTGTACAATCAAGAGCTCAAACAGAGATTGGCAGCAGAACAATTGAAAATGGCAAAAGATACCGGAAAAGATCTTGACAATCTCATCAATATCGATTAATATACAGCATAATATTCCGTTATGCGAACAGACAGTTTAGGTTTACCCATATTCGATCATCATGACGCTGTGGATTTAATTTACCAAAATAAATTATCAGTGCTCACAGATCTTCAGTTTGAATCTCATCAAGAAATCGATATTTTTAATCAATCAGCACAGCTCACAGGAGTGGGCACACCTTTGAGAGTGTACAAGTCCATGCTGGTGGATGTGAAAGAATTTGACAAGTTGCTGCAGAGTGAATGGTTCATGCCAGACAGTGTGAAAAAATTTGACATTGAATCACACATATTAAACATTGCTCCCAAACATGCTCAGGCGAGAGTACAGGAAGAATTGGCAGCATTCAAACAACACAATTATTTGAATCTATTGAAATTTTTGCATTATTTGGTACAAAACATGCGTGAGAACCAAATTCTTTGGGGAGTGGGTCGAGGCAGTTCAGTGGCATCCTATGTGCTGTATCTGTTGGGTGTACACAGAATTGATTCCATCCAATATGGCTTGGACTGGCGAGAGTTCCTTAGATAAATACACACATAATAGGAGACAACAAATATGGCTATCAAACAGAGTGGTAACAAAGTTTACAAGAGTATGCAGGGCAAACAGATTGATATTGATCTGTTGAGACAACGCAACGAATTAACTCCAGCTGTGGGCAATGCTAGAGTGAATGCTCGCGGTGACGAATTAGGCGCTGGTGGAAAAATTGTTCGCAAACGTGAGGAAGTTTTGGCTGATTATTACAGAGATCATCCTAAGACTGTGCCTACCACAAGAGCAAAAGCAAAAGCAGACAACACCAATGAAGAGTGGGTGGAAGATGCTGAAGGTAATTTCGTTAAGAAAAAATAAACTATGAGCTCATACAAGATTCTTGAGGGAGAATTGATTCCGATCAAGGATCGCGTGATTGTGAGCGACATGAGTTTCGATTCTATAACCACCAAAGGTGGCATCATATTGAATTCAGATGATGGCAAGGTGCATGGTATCAAACCTAGATGGGCCAAAGTGTACGCCAAAGGTCGAGACAACACAGATGAATACACTGTGGGTGATTGGATTTTGGTGGAGCACGGCAGATGGACCAGAGGTGTCAAAATCAAAACCAACCACACAGAACAGGTGCTACAGATGGTGGAAGCCAAAAGTGTGATGATTTGGGCAAAAGAAAAACCAGAAGAATCCTACGTGAACAAAGAAAATCAACTTTAAAATACTTGACTTTCCACACAATCTGTCATATACTGATGGTATGAAATTTCCTGAAACTAGAAATCCTGGATTAAACACCACTGGTGTGTTGGGTATCACATTGATGATATTGCATATCACAGGATATCTTATGGGATGGTGGTGGGTGTTGATATACATACCTTTGATACTATCAGGCATGGGACAAGAATTTTTAAAAAGGAGCTAATGAAAGAACTTTGGACAGAAAAATACAGACCTAAAACACTGGATCAATATGTGTTTAGAGATGAACATCAGAAAAAACAAATTCAAACTTGGGTCAAAGATAAGAGCATTCCTCATTTGTTGTTCAGCGGCAATGCTGGCATAGGCAAAACCACATTGGCCAAGATACTATTGAATGAATTACAAGTGAATGATCTGGATGTGTTGGAAATCAACGCCAGCAGAACAAACTCTGTGGATGATGTC